GAGATTAAATACACCATCAATTCTTTTCCTCGGCTCTTTGCACTGATTTTAAAAACTGTACATTCTGCTTCAACCTCAACCCCTTTGTGCACAGGGTTCTTTTCAATTTTGTTAAAAAAGAGACCCTCTGAAACAGTATTGATATATGCTGCGGTAAGTTTAAGTTCTGCTAATTCTGGCATATTAAGATTTAAAAAATAAAACAATAAATACTATTAGAAAGAATGGCCAAAATAGGGTCAATAATATGAGCTCAACCATATTGTATGGTTTTAAATGAATTCCAATTGGATTACTCTTATTTAATATTTCTCTTAATTGGTATGTTCCAAATGAATAAGATACACCAGCAAAAAGGTATAAAATAATGTCCTGTATCATTTTATTTTTTACTTGATGTTGAAGTACTTTTGAATAGGATTGAAAATAAGAAATTCAATCCAAGAGCCTGCCAAAATGTGATTGGGTGAACTCCATCAACTGCACTAATTAAACATCCATTCCATAATAATTGTACTGGCCATGCAAAAAGCATTGCAGCCACGACTAATAATGCTATCCCAGCAAAAATAAGTCCGATTCCTGTTGTTAATTTTTCCATAATAATTATATTTGTTCTTCTGATTTTGTTTCAATTACTAAATAATTTCCATATTCTGTTTGTTTTATTGTTCCAGATGCTACGATTTCTTTAACTGCTGCTAAGATTTCTAAACCTCCGGCAGCCATTAGATTTAATGTGTGTTCCATGTAGATTACTTTCATTACTTTACGTATTTAAGTTTTGTTGTTATAACTGCGTACATTTCCTTCATTTTTTGGAAGTGAGGTCCTCCACCTGCTAATCCTTTAAGAGTTCCACTATTTACAAACTCATCATTGATTATCTTATTTAATTCCTTTACAGTTTCAGCAGCCTCGATTCTTTTATTAACTTCATCAGCCCTGTCCCAGAACTTTTGATTAGAATGCATCATGCTAGTCATAAGTAGTGCTAATGCCGTAAATGGAATTGCCATTAAACCTGCAAACTTAAGGGATGTCACTGGATTTGTAAATACATCTTCAGGTCCTCCCATTAACTGGGAAAGTCCAAACCATATTATAAATGTTGATGTTGTCATTATTGCATACCATATTGGAAGTGCAAGGTACCATTTTAAGTTTGCTAGTTTTTCCATGTCTTATTTTTTAATTATTGCTTTTGCGATTTTCTTTTTGCCACTAAGACCAGTTACGGTAATTTGTGCTTTTGTATTAGTGAATTCGTAATCAGTACAACCTAAGTGGCTTAATTGACCCATTGCTTCTGATACTGTATTGAACTTAAATGTCGTCATATTTCTTTGTTTTAATTAGATATGTAAATATAATACAATTTTTTGAATCGGTAAAATCTAAAGTGTTAAAATTTTGTTAAAGTTATTAACAATCTTCAGATTTACCCTTGTGCTTCTCCTTCTTATAATACTTCTTTTTATTACGGTATGGCGCAGGTACCTTTAAGGCATCGAACCATTCCTCTAATGTGAAGTTTATCTTTGTCAATTTTTTCTTTTCGTCCATTATCTATAACCTTCCTTATATTCTTTAATGCTCACTTCGTCCGATAGTCGAATTGTATGAACTGATGGGTAAAATTCATTATAAGTTATTTCAGGCACGGGTTTAAATCGATTTGATGTTGCACTCATGACTGACTTTCCATCGCGGCCATCCATTTCAACGAATAGGATAACTACCAATTCGGTTTTAGTTGAACCATTAGGGACCAACGACATGTCAACCAGCTTTCCGATTCGACCATCTTCATATAGTACCTTTTCTCCGATTTTAATTTGTATTAGTGAACTCATAGTTTGTTTCTTTAATTATAATGTAAATATAAACAAAAAACTCCAGACGGTAAAATCTGGAGTGTTAAAATTATGTTAAAGTTTTTAATCTAAGTTTTTAAATTCCTCAAACATTTTAATTCGTTGCATCTCATTAAGATAACCAGAATTTAGGACGTATTTCTTAAATATACTTATTGGGGTTTGGTGTCCATTGTTTTCAAAGTGAACATTGAAATTTCCTGGATTATTTTTAATCCATTCAAGTGTCCCTTCAGGGTTAATTAACACATCTTTCTTACCGAGAATAACAGTATGATTTGCCTTCATATTTCCCATTTGTACAGCCGGTTCCATTGAACGACTATGTACTGCTGGGTTAAAAAGAATTGTTGGAATTCCAGTGATTGTTGAAAGACAATATGCAAACCATCCTCCCATTGAGCTTCCGATTAAAACATCTGGTTTGTCATTTTGTATCTTTGCCAAGATTTCATTGAATAATCCAGATTGCGTATAGTCCATTGCGGGACATTCGGCATCAAACTTTGCTAAAAACTTTGACTTTTCGCTTTTTGGGTTGCTTTCAAGACCGTGTAAAAATAGTGCTTTCATATTATACCTTTGGTTTACCTAACATTATCTTTTCGTGAGCTTCTCCGCCTATAGTTCGGCTGTACCAACCTCCGCCGGTTCCACCATCTAGGTTTCCAATCCAATCAACTTTCTTACCCAATACCTTTTCTACTTCAGCCTGGTCAACCACGATAGGCACTTGGTATTTATTGATTAAGATTTCGGCAATTTTACCGGAAACTTCTATATAATATCCAAGTTGTTTTAATTCCTTTCCTCTTCTATCCATATAGTCTCTTTTAGCATCTTTGGTTCCATCATGGCCAACTCCTGAGAATTTAAGTCCAAAACGGGTTTTTTCACCAAACATGATAACATCAAAATCATTGCTACCGTGAATATCTATTCCCTCCCAATAGTTCCAATCAGGGTCTTTAAATACATCACTAGGTGATTGTACCTTGATATGTCCTCCAATCTCAGAGTACGCTGTACTAATAAGATTAAAGAATTCCTTTTCTAATTCTGTATCTTTGGTCGGTTTTAATACTACCGGTTTGTTTTTCTTAGGATTAAAAAGCTCTCCACTTCTCTCTTCTATAAATTGTTCATATAGCTTAATTTTCTTCATATTCTATATATTTTAATTATAATGTAAATATAAACAAAAAACCTGACATGGTAAAACTTTTTCAATGTATTTTTTAGAAAAGTTTAGATAAATAATCTAATCTAAAAATATCCATAAATCATGGCAAAAGGCGCAACCGGAGGAGCTTTCAACGCAACTCCAAAAAAGAAAAGAAAAGGGGTTCATGCAAAAACTAAAAGCACTAAAAACAAAGGAGCCCAAAAATACAAAAAAGCTTACAAAGGCCAAGGTAAATAACCTTGGCTTTTTTATTTAGCAGCCCAATTTTCATTTGTAGTATGCGCGAACGATCCAGGTTTTGCGGTTCCTGTATGTGATGAGGTACTTCCATAATATGGTTGCGTTTCCGGCCTATGGGTCCAATCACATTGCGGGTACATTGGATTATACGGAGTACTTGGGCTTGTATAAGGCTGATATGGTTGAGTAGGTCCTGGACCAACCCATGGTAATGTTGAAGGAACTGGAACATATTTTATTCCATTAAAATCTTCTCCTTTTAACAGGACAACTGCCTCTTCGGTAGTTATTAATTTCTCGTCCAATAATCTTTGAACAATTGATGCTTTAGTTAACATGATTCTCCCATTTTTCAAGATAGAACTCAACTGGATTAACTCCTACGAATCTTTCAAGTTCGGTTCCATTCTCATCGATTAATACTACAGTTGGAATATTTCTGATTCCATACTTTTCGGTTGTTTCTGCGTCTGAATCCACAAGAATTTTTTCAACAGTAACGCTTTCTGCAACTAATTCCATTTTTGGTGCTAATTGTTTGCAAGGTCCACACCATGGCGCACTAAAATAAAGGTATTTCATAGATTTTATATTTTTATATTATATATGAAATGCTAAGTTTGTTTATTCTGGTTTAATTTTAACAGTAATAAATGTATCGAAACGTTCTTCTAATGATGTTATTGCATCAATAAGTGGCTGAAGGTCCATAACTCCTTTTGCATCGGCAGTCATTTTGCTTACATCCTTTTTAACACCAGTAACAGTTTTTTCAACGGCACTAACTGCTCCACTAATTACATCTCCAGCTGCGGATGTGGCATCACCTTGTTTTGCAACGCTAGATTCAAGGTTTCCAGCCGCGGCTGTAAGTTCCTTAACTGCTACAAGTAATTTATCAGCTAAGATTCCCATTGCAGATTCTCCATTATTCTTGGCAAGATCTGTAAGGGCTTTAAACATGTTTGTAGTAGTTTCAATTGCTTTAACATTTAATGTTCGGCTTGCATTTGAAATCTTAGCGTAAGAATTTGCTATACTACTTAATGATTTTGAGTTTGCTGTTAAATCATCAACGTCGGTATCTCCAACAAATTTAGTAACGCTTTCAAATGCTTTAGAAACTCCGTTTGCTGACTTATTGATAAGAGCAAATCCAGTCCCAACTGCAGTAAGTGGTGCTGCAAGTGTTTGTATTTGAGGTCCAAGTATTGCAAGTTCTTTTAATATATCTAATGGTGATGGAGTACTTCCTCCAAAAAGAGAACTAATGCCATTGAAAATTGCTCCAACTGCGCCGGCTGCAGAACCGAGTAGTCCTGCTACGTCTCCACCTGCTACTGCGGCAGAAAATATTAACCAAGCTCCTCCTAATGCTGCAACACCAATAGCAAGAGGAATCATGTTTTCGATTCCAATTTCATTCTTAAATCGGGCAAACGCGGTGATAATTGAATTTATTGGCATCATTACAATATCTACAAATCCGCTAGCAACATTTTTAAGTGCCGGCATTGCAGGTTCTAATAAGGAAAGAATCCAGCCAACCGCTACAATTGTTATCGCAATTACTATAATACCTAATGCTCCTAAGAGTAGTGTCGCTGGTGTCAATGCCTGTATGGCTATACCAACACCCGCAATAACAATAGAAAATGCTCCAATTGCTAGTGCCACTGCTAGGGTCCATTCCATTGGAGGTGCGGTAAAAGTACCTGGTAACATTAAAAATAAATGTGCTACTGCAAGTACTGCAAATGCTGATACAACAACTCCTAATAAGGCTTTAAGCATATCACCCATACTTAATTTTCCAATAGATTTACTTGAAAGATACATCATAGCTCCAAATAGGACTATAGCAAGAGCGGCTTTAAGACTCCACATTGGTTCAGGTGCTACAAATGCAATTCCAGCAAGTCCTTGGAAAATCCATGCGGTAGCAAGAACTCCAAATGCAATTATTGGAATTGCTACTGCCATAAATAACATTTCTTTGAGACTCATTCCACTGATTGCTTTTGAAATTATATAAAAAGGAATAGCAAAAATAAGCATTGCAAAACCAGCTTTAAGAACCCATATTGGATCCGGTGCCATTAAATTATCTCCTTCTGGAAGAGCCATAAAAATAAGGGCAGTTAGTACAATACCAATTGCCATGACTGGAATTGCTACTGCACCAAATATAATATCTCTAAGTGAAGCCCCTTTAATGGCCTTCATAATAAAATAGAAACCAACTGCAAATAGTCCAATTGCAAGCGCGGATTTAAGTGTCCATATAGGGTCTGGGGCCATTAAATTATCTCCTTGTGGAAGAGCCATAAAAATAACTGAAATTGCAACTAGTGATATAGCAATCAATGGAATTGCAAGAGCTCCATAAAGAAGTTCTTTAGGGCTAGCACCTTTAATAGCTTTCATAATAAAATAGAAACCAACTGCAAATAGTCCAATTGCAAGGGCAGATTTAAGTACCCATATAGGATCTGGAGCCATTAAATTATCTCCCTTTGGAAGTAACATAAATGCATAAGCCGCTCCAACAATGCCAAGCGCCATTAATGGTATTGCAGCTGCTGCAAATATTAATTGTTCTTTTGTAATATCTTTAGATGCCTTAAGAATCATAGAATATGCGTAAGCGGCTGGAATCATTATAACTGCAACTGCCAATGCGGTTAAGAATTGACCACCTGTAATAACTGGCATTAAACTAAATATTGCTCCACTTAATACTATAGATATTGCCATTCCTACCATTGCAAGTGTAGTAGCTCCGGCAAGTGCAAACATAGATTTTGGATTACTTAAATCTACCCCTTTTCCATTTCCGGCAAGATCTTTTTGTCCACTAAGTACTTCGGCGATTTTAACAAATGTAGGTGCAATAAGCGCAAAAATACCGGCAACTGCTAATACTGTAAGTAATTGTCCTATTGAAATAACTGGGACTAGTGTAAATATTGCGGCTGCTCCAACAATTGCTCCAGCAACTCCGACTATCATTAGGGCTGTTAATCCAACATCTTTAGCCGACATCGGAGAGAACATTCCTCCTCCAGCTCCGCCTTTTGCTCCGGCTCCTGATGCTAATACTTTATTCTGCTCCCTTAAGATGCTTCGAATATCTGTAAGTATTGTTGTTTGTTTTTTAAGCTCATCTGAAGTGTTCTCTCCTGATTTACTACTTGCCCCATTAAGAATAACTTCAGCAATTCTATTAAGAATAACTGCAGTTGCTTCAGTAGCGTCTTGAATTTTATTTAAAGGACTTGTTAGTAGCGAAAGTTGTTTAACGTTTTGAGTCACCTATTGTCAATTTTTTTAAGATAAAACCTTTATCTTTGTTATATATCCAAATAAAAAAGGGCCCGATTAGGGACCCTTAATTTTACATTTTTGGCATATTGATGTTTGGCATTTTCATGTTAGGCATTTTAATATTACCCATCATACCGGACGCTGCATCATTTTGACCTTGGTTTTGTTTATTCTCCTCTTTAATATGGTCTATCAAATCTTTAACAAGATAATGGAATTCATAGTATTCCATACCTTCAAGCTCAGATGGTTGCGTACTTAGTTTAAGATATATTTGAAACTTCGTCTTAAAGAAGTTCTCCAGCGATATCTTGAACAATGAAAAGAGATTTGATCCCGTCACGAAAACTGATGGGAACCTCTTCCTCCTCGTCCCCTAATTGTACTAGCATATTTGGTTGAATTCCAACTTTCATTTTTTCAGCCAATGTATAAACTAGATTGTATTTTTTATTTGTCCATCCGTTTAATTCAATTTCAAATTCAAAAATTGTTTTGTCATTAAAAGTTCTCCAATCTTTGTGTAGATATGGAATGATTTGAAGTACTGACTGGTCAACTTTAAGTCCTTTCTGTTGTTTTTCTTTAATATATGCAGTAATTTTTTGCATAACTCCAATAGCAGGCGGTTTCATTTCAATAGTTCCAAAAGATTTGGTTTCAATTAGGAATGATTTTGCATCTGAATCATAATACTTGTCAAGTTCTACTGGAATTTTAAAGTATTGAAAATAGTCTTTTTTAATTTCAATATCGTGTTTTTCACCTTTCTTGCTAGTGTGCTCAATTTTTAAGTTTGATTCTGGCTCTGGAAAGGTTAGGTCTCTAATAGAAAGAATAACATAAAAACGGTCCTCTTCTAAAAGGTCTTTGTAAGATAATCGTTTTGATGTACATGTAATTCTTGTACATGAATCTACAATTGTATTCAGTTTTTCATCAATATCTAAGACATTGGTCTCGTCGATAGTTGAAAAATGTCTAACTTCTGCAACTTTAGCAGATCGTATTGAAAGTTGAGTTCCTTCTGGGTAAAACATACCTCCTGAAGGTAGTGAAAGTAATGGAATTGTATGGTAACCTAAATGAAAATCTGCATCTTCTGCTTTTTCTCCAGTAAATCTTTCCATGTTAACCTTTCCTAGGTTTAAGGGTGCTTCTTGCACTTGTTGAACTTCTGGCTCATGAACCTCTTCATTTTCTATAGATTGAACCATATTTTTATATTGTTCTTCTAGATTTGAATCGTTTTCTGTACTCATAAATTATTTGTTTTTAAGTTTTTTAATGTCGATTTTATTAAATTTGGTTATTGTATCTGCTCTTTTATCTATTTCGGTTCTTATAACATCTCTAATAAATGCGGAAATTGAAATTGGTCTCTGTCCAGTTTCGATAGCTTCACTAAGTATTATTCGATTAATTAAAGTTACTTCGTCTTCTGATAATAGAACTTGTAACTTTTTGGTTAGTTTATCCATCAATATATTATATTATCATTATATTATGTTTTTGTTTCAAAAAAATATAGGGAACAAATCAATTATTCCCTATGTTTCTTTAAATAATTATGCTAGAACTTCTTTCCAAGCATCACATCTCCATGATACTTCTAAAGCTGCTGCATCTTTTGTTTCGTAGTTTAATTCAGTAGTAAAACCTAAAGCTGAAGAAATTTGGCAATCTTCTAAAGTTACTGTTCTATAAATATCTCCAGCTCTATTGAACTGTACGATAACTATAGTACCAACGTAATCTTTTTTAAGTCCCATTGTACCTGTGTTTGGGTCATATCTTAAGTTATACCATTGTCTCATTGATTTGTATAAATAAGCCTGATTTGCTTCATTTAAGTTTAATGAGAAGTTAATAGTAACATCAACTGCAGTTCCATCAGGCATCCCAGCGAACGATCTAGTAATCCATTTGTATTTTTGTTCTACTGGAGCAATTTCTTTATATAATTCTAATCCTGAGATAGAATTAACGTGCTGCAATAAAAGTGGAGCATCTGCAACACCAGCTGGAGGAAGTACGGTAACTTCAAACAGGTTAGGCTGGATTGGTTCAAAATTTCTACCTTTTTTAGACGTTTGGTCTTGATTATAGTGTGGTAATCCCATGTTTAATTAATTTTTATTTTTTTATATATCACGATTATAGGTTACCTGATTGAATTTCTCCAGTATTTAAAACTGTTGTTCTATGAACTACAATTTCTAAACCTTTAACTGGTTCTACGTAAGTATCAATAATACCCATATTGTTATCAATAACTTCGTTGGTATTATTTGTAGAATCCATCACATTTTTAAACTCATAAACACCACTATCTTGTTTAACACTCTGTAAGAATGAATCTGCAAGGGTCTTGATTTCAAGTCTTGTTTGTGCAGTATTAAATTCAAATACGTAATCTTTAAGTATTTTTGCCATACCATCTTCGATGTAAATAAGTACCTCTCTTACGTGAGCAGAAGAAAGTGCAGATTTAATAGATTGTTGACCAGTTTTATTACCTAAGATAGTTAAACCTGTTCCTCTTTGGAATACAATTGGATTGTAACCAAATGGCTCTAAAATATCTCTATCACCTTTATCAAAAGAATATTCAACTCCTTTAACATTTGTACCAGATACAACTCCTCTTCTTGGACCAGCAACGATTGACCATGGAAGGGCATTTGAATACTTGTCGATGTAGTTGTTACATACATAAGCAGCCGGAGGAACAATAATGTCTTTTCCATTGTCGCTTACGATTAAACCAGGTCCGTAGTAGAATGCATAATTTGCACCTTCATTAATACTTGGTAGAGCATATATTTTAGTAGGGTTTTTATCTTGATTACCACCTGCTGCGATATAAGCAGTATTGAATGCTCCATTCTCATCTGTAAAAGATGGGTCTGTAGATTTTTTGAAATCTTCGATTGTTGGTGCATTTAAGATTGCAGCAGCATTTTGTCTGTCTTTTGCTAATTGAGAAAGATTACGTTTGTTGTTTAAACCGTTCTCATCAAAAGATGTAAAAGTATCTACAACATATCTAAAATCAATAATGTCTTTATCAACTAAGGCATCATAGATTCCATTACCACCAGAAAGAACTGATAAATAGTCGCTGATTTCTTTTCCACTTATATTTGCTTTAGCCAATACAAAAGTTTTATAAACCGCTGAAGCAGCTTCATATGATAAAATAATTCTATCATTGTATGCTGGTTCTACATCAGTGTATATTGTAAAAATAGTATCTCCACCTACAATTGATTTTGCAACTCTATTAACTCTTGCAAGTCTGTCTGTAGCTACAGCATCAACGTATTGTCCAATCGTAATTGGGAATGTTGCAGGTTCATCTCCTGTTGCAAATGTTACAGTAAAATTTGAAGTACCTAAAGTTAGGTTAGTTGAAATAGTACCATCAATGAAAGTTTCAGCAATTTCTCTATCACCAACAGGAACATAATGAGATAATAATTCGTAAGAGTTTGCAGCGTTATGAACATGTCCTACAAGATCAACTTGAGTTCCTCCATCGTCCATAACTGCATCTTCTTTAACCGCACAGAATAAACCAGTTCTTCTAGCCTCTGCGTTAATAGTTGATTCAATGTATAAGTTTCTTCCTTCAAGGTCTTTAAATCCTGGTAGGATAGAACCAGTGTATTGTGCAATTAAACTAACTTGTCTAAGGTTTGCAAATTGTGCAAGTTTTGTTTTATCTAAACCATCTACTGTAAAGTAGGCAGAATAGATTGGGTCATTTATCATTGTTGCAGCTTCAAATTCTCCTTTGAATACGAATACATCAATCATAAAGTCTGATAATTTATCAAAATCATTTAAGTATTCTGGAACATTTCCAACACCATACCATTCTCTTGCAGTTAGGTCAAATTCTTTAACGTCTTGTGCCTGTCTTACAATGATTGTAATTGGTTCTTGTTTAATATTAACAAAGTTTATGATGTGATCGTCATCAGGATTAATAGTTGCTAATGTTTCAGTGTCTGAAGGAACCATGAATTTATCATTATCGAAGAAATCTGCATATCCTGAAGTACCACTATCTGATGTAATACCTATTGCTCCAGCACCTCCACAGGTTACTGGACTTTGGTAAGATGCAACATCTCCCATAGTAAATTGCTCTAGGTTTAGGGCCAATATCGGACCTCTTGAAAGAGCTTCGATACAAGATCTGTGGAAAAACATTCCCTTTTTTTCTAAACTTTTATCAATGTTTCCAAACACATTTGTAAGAGTTTCAACTGAATCAATCAAAACTGGTGTGTTATAAGGACCTTTTTTAGAGTGACCTACCATTAATCTAAGAGTCTCGACATTTATATTTGATGTCTGAGATTTATCAAACTCAAGTCTATAAACTCCTGAGCTCTTAAAATTTAATAATTGCGGACTTAGTGCCATAATTTTAACTATATTTTTTTCTTTTATTATATATCTAAATTAAACTGGATTTTATCCCAATAAATCATAGATATCGTATTGAAGGTCTCCACTTGTTTCATTATTTTTGTATAATATCTTTTCCATAAGTGAATGTTTTTCGGGTTCTATAATATCTAATAGTTCTTCAACATAATCGGCATAATCAACTGTTGTAAAAAATTCAGTTGCGGTGATACATGTCATGATTGAATCATCATTTCCCATTTGGGCTCCGTAACTTCCATTTTTAACAATTCCAAAAAGACTTGCCTCTTGGACTGTTTGTATGTCATTTATTTTAACCCTATTTATTTCAATAAACTTTTTAAAGTTTTGACAAAACACTGATTTATTATCGGATTTTAATCTAATTCCAGGTTTTGGTGCTTTTGCATCATGTCGATGTTTAAATCTTAGGACCAATTCATCTTCAAATTCATTCCTCCCTGGAAAAACGGTTTGAAGGTATTGTAATAAGATACTTCCATATGTATTATATTCAATAATCAATTTGACGTTTTCGGCATTGAATACATCAAGGGCCAATATGTACAGGATTTTTGCAAAGTCCTCTATTGGATGCTCATTACTCCTGAATATTCCAACCTGATTAATTCGAAAGAAATCATACATCGCTCCTGGATTAATATAATTTTCTATGTCTTTATCGGGAAGTGGTTCAACTTCAAACATATTTATAACTGAGTAGTCCCCTCCGTTCCCTTCGGCAATATCGACAGTAAATAGGTAATATTTTTCTTCGTTTCCGGCCTCTTCAATATCAAAACTTGGGTGGAATGAAAGGAATCCTTGGGTATCAATGTGAGCATTTTCAAACTCTTCAATATCATGCCAAACAAATTTCTTGGCATTCTTTCTGATATTTTTCATCGTACCAGGACTCAATAATAAACTAGATGAACTGGTAAACTCATTACCATATTGTCTATTGAAAGCATCTTCAGAACCTAAGTTTCCAAGTTCTCTTTTATACCATGCATCGTCCCTGTCAGGATGTTGCCACCAATCGATTCGGGTTGCTTTATATTCATTGTTTCCCTTTTCAGCATCGGCATAAATTTCATAGAACTTATTAAATCCATTTGGTGTAGAGGTAATATTAATCCTCGAAATCTTCGATGCAGAAAGTGTAGGGTAAACGTTTTCATAGAATGAGTTTACAATCGTTGGGTGAACGTGAGCAAACTCATCAAGATATAAATTGTGAATAGTAAAACCAATACCAGACTTCGCTGTAGTTGACTGACCAACAAGTCTACAACCATTATCAGCCCGCACATTCATTACATCATATTTGATAATTCCCGGCTTCATAAAGAATGGAAGGTTCTCAATTACAACTTTAGCCTTGTCAATAATCTCTTTGGTTGATTCAGATTTATTTGCAAGTAGTAGGGTTGTTTTATCATAGTTAAATGTAAGATACCATGCATTAAAAATACTGGCAGTTACAGTTTTACCCATCTGTCTGGATGCTAGGACAATATTAAATCTGTTATGTTGAAAGTCCCTTAATAGGTCTTTTTGATATTCACGTAGTTTTACCTGTTGAATACCATTATCGGTCATTACAACCGCATAAGTTTCTGCAAAGTAAACGATATCGTTTGCGCACTTTGCAATTTCTTTAAGTTCTGCATCAGTATATTCAAATACAATATTACCTCTTCGTAGGAATTGTTTTCCTTCGTAGAATGGCATGCTGACTTGGGGTCTATAACCTTTATCAAGCGCAACCATTAAATCATTAATAATTTTGGTTGACCATACTAGTTTCTGTGCATCCTGGTCTGATTCTCCTGAGGGGATCCATTTATTATCACCCACATATCCTTCGTTTGCCATATTATTCTGTTATTTCAACATCTTGAATGTCAGTTTCGGAAGAATCAATTCCTTCGCGGATCATTCTCATTAGGTCTTTAGTACCTCTTTGAACATTTCCAGAACCTGCGTCTCCGCCTGAAACTTCTATTTCTCTGATGTTATCTCGTTTTCTGTATATCTCAATATCTCTTGCGATTCTTTTGGCACTCTCTTCAGTTGCCATTAAATACATTGTTTGAGATTTGATTATGTCGAGCATTGATTTTTGTAAGGTTGCAAGTACTTCAAACATTCTTGGAGCAACTTCACCATCTTCGATAGCATTAAGTAGAGTTGTAAGAGCCCGTTCTCCGGCTTGCAGTTGATACACTAATGAACTCATTGTCATTTCGTCCATCTTCTTTTTAGCCTGAATGTATTCGTCCCGTTCTATAATATCCTCGTCTAAGTAGAACTTCATTAAGGCCGTAATAGTTTTCTTGGCCTTTCTGGTAGAGCTCTCTTTAAGTTCGGCAAAACTAAGTTGATTTTGAGGTCTTCTTGCGGGAAGTTGTACATCAGTTTCAATTACTTGGGAGATTTCTCCAGTGTTTGCACCAATCAATTCATCAAGGTCTTTTCTGATATCCTCTGCCTGGTCTTTTATGCTTTTATTTTCTGACATATAAATTTGTTTTGTTAAATTATATATCGAAATTAACGTGCATTGGCATATTTTTGGAATCCTATTGTTGGAATAGCATTATCGATAATAATTGCATGTTGATTATCTCGCACGACATATTGATTTAAAATATTTGAATGCTGCTCAAATTCAATAGGAGTATCAAATACTCTAATATTTGTCATTAACATGCTATTTGCCTGCAATTCAAATTTTGCTTGAGAAGTCCATACTTGTTCTTCAATTTGAGATACTGTTTGTGTAAATTCGTTAGTCAAATTATTTCCAGCACTTTGAGGAAGCATTGTATTGTTTGTTATATCAAGACTATATATAGATGCAGACAATTGAAGAAATTCATTATTGATATTAACAACATAACCATACCATTTTGCAGGGTTGAAAGTTATTCCATGTGTAAACTGCTGAACCCTTTGTGGTGTTGTAATAATTAACTCAGTATTGCTTATTGTTATACTAAATTTGTTAGCAGTATCTCCAATTAATCTATAATTTAAGTTTGAATTAGATGCAAATCGAGGGGCAAACCATGAAGAGAATGCAATACCATTTCCAGATTTAACCTCAGATTGGGCTTCATAAATTACAGCAGAATCTCCTACAGTCATTAATGAAAAATCATAATGATTTTTGCTTACAACAGTCCATCTATTTTTTAAGGCATAATCAACTATTTGTAGTTTTCTATCTACAAAGGTTCGTATTCCATCATTATGTTTATCAATAACTGTTTGGAATATTTCTGGCTTAAGATTCTTTTTGTATTCGTCTTGAATTCTCTCTCCAAATACCTCTTCAATTCCAGTTATTAACACGTCGGTATCATCGTCAAATTGTCCTTTGATAACATCTCCACGGTCTTGGTATTTAACAAGTTTAACTTTCCAGTATGAATGGCTTCTATTAAATTCATCTGCTAGAGAAACAGAATTTATTTCGTACATTCTATTAATAATTGGAATAAACATATAGTCCTTATTTCTTGGATATTTTCCTGCTCCAAAATGCGTTTCAAATTCTTCAGCTGTTATGTGAATTTCAAAATCCTCTAATTCAATTCCAAATATATCATAAGTATGCGCTTCAGTCGGAAATTCATTATCTGGAACTAATATCTTTATTGTTTGCTTGTCAGTTACATTATGTAATGAATATTCCATAAGAATAACATCAGATGTTCTTGCATCAGGTTCAGTTTTAAAGTAAGTAACTTGATGTCCAAATATTCCATTGACAATATTAACAAGTTGCTTATACATTTTAACCGATTTGGTAAGAGCATATGGATTAAATTGATTTGTAGTATTACATGTAACCTGGATATTTGCGCAACCATTCATTGCAAAAGGATCGGTACAATCAGTACAAAAGTTCGGACAGGATTCTATAGTTCCTGCCTCAGTTTCAATTGTAAATTCTATTGAAAGAAATGTTAAAGTATTTCCAGTTGCAAGTCCAGCAACCTCTGCCTTAATATCAAAATAAAGAGGCTTTGTAGGGTCAAAAGTAATTCCTTGAATATCTTCAGGTCCTGTCGTATGGTTTAATGGCGCAAATTCAGAGAAAATTGTTCCAGATTTGGACCATCTAAATTCATATTCAAAAAAGTTTACAAGGTCTGGTGTTGTATAATATTTAGCATTTGTAAAATTGTATTGCAAGGGTTCAGTAACAATCAATTCAGTATCACTAATAACAGCATCAATTTCGTATGTTATATTACCAATAATAATAGAATCTCCAGCAGCAAATGATGTAGTGAATTGAGTTTCATATCCATAAATATTTAATGATGTACTTGAACCTGTTACATTTCCAGTCATACTAGGTTTTTTAAGACCTACTACAATGTTCCAGTTGTCTACATTAATTGCATTCTGGTATGGCTGTTGGATAGATGCGACAAAGAAATCTCCGTATTCATTCGCTGTATAGTTGGTTACCATTATTAGTCTTTATTTTTATTTACCTCGTCCTGTGGGGCATAAACCTCTCCAGCTAGCCAAGATGCTACAAATCCAGTTAATGATACAAAATATAATGCAAGTTCATTTAAGTTTGCTTTAAACCAAATTGCACCACAGCCTGCAATAGCCCAAAGAATAACAATAACATATATCATTACCTCTTTTCTGGAATTTGGTCCTGGTTTAAGAATTGCTGATTTTGAGCTTGGTTTTTTGGATTCAGCCCATATATAAGTTGCAGCGTATGCTGTTAGGGATCCAAAATATACTGAAAGGTCTGTGAAGCTTGCCTCTTTAAAGGCTCCAAAAAGTCCCATACCTACCCAAAGAGTTACTATAATATAGATTAATGCTTCTCTTTTACCGAAATTACTAAAGAAATTCATATTAATATGTTTTTCTTTTATATATTCACGAAATATTAGTAGTCGGTAATTAATAGGATTAATGGGTCCTCTTTTTCAATTTTTGACTCAAGTATATCCAAAATGTCGGTAACTATTCCAGCATCGGAATCTTCAGGGTCTTTTTCATCAAGATAGAAAAGTATACTATCATAGAGTTCTTTTGCATTAAGTCTAGCAAATGGAATTCCCTTTTCGAATACTTCAATTTCTTCTAGAATCTTATTAACTAATGGAAGTTCTGTGTCTTCATATAAATCATAAAGTCTTAGAGTTGCAGTTAGTAGTTTAAAACTGAATTGAATCATTTTTATACCATCAGTTTCAATTATTCTAGAGTACTTTTTATCCTTATTGAGGGTTAATTTGATATATTGCAAATTTTCCATTTCTATTAATATTTGGAAAAGAAAAAAGACTGTGTTGATTTCTTTATGCATAAAATCAGAACCAACTGATTTAATTTTATTGATAGAACTTTGATAATATGTATCTAGTACATGTTTTAATTGAGATGTCGATACCATTATAGAGTCATTTCCAAGTTCGATAAAATCAATATCGTTTTGGATTTGTGCCCATAATTTATTGTCAATGTAATTATATTTGTACAGTGTAACGTCGATCGCGGTTGGGATCGAACTAAATTCAAATTGTTGCATAGTCGGATATTAATATACCTGCATCGAATTCTCTATCCTCTGTAAAGAGGTGTAAAGTTCTTCTTTAGCAAATTTTTCAAGTTCTTTAAATTCTCTTTTGCCAATTTCATTTCTTTGCATAAAGAATGAGATGGCTTCTTCTGAGGGTATATATTTGCTTTTTGAAGTCACTTCTTTTTCTGACTTTTTGGTCTTAGTATAAATCCAACCTGGTACACTTTTAAATCGGGCTGCAACAAGAGACCAGCTATCAATTACTGCAAGCGGATTAATCCCATTTTTATTAAATAGTTGGGCATTTGCTGGGTATTGAATCGAAAAGAAGCGATTAATCATGAAATGATGTCGCTTCTTATTATGGTTACTTATTTTTTTATATTCAGCAGGTTTGGTGAATATTATTTTTATAAAATCAAACAGTTTTGTTTCGTCTAACATTTTTTATTGCTTTTTTAAAAAGTTCAATTCGTGTACTAGTTATATCGGTTTTTTGTAATTTGTTTACCTCAGCAATAACCTTGTCGAAGTTGCCATCTTTGTGCGCTTCAATTAGTAATTCTGTTAAAATATCCTCGCTAGTCATTTTAAAATAACGTGTTTATTTTTTTAGTTTCAGGCTGTTGAGACACTTTGTCAAGTTGTAACGTTGCAAATGGATCAAAACTCTTTGGTGCTCCACTTCCGGTAGCACCCTTTGAATTCCACTGGGTTCCTTCCAATATCTTTTCCATCTGAGTTAATCCGGCCAATCTTGTTTCAACTGTAAAATCTTTCTCAATTTCATTATATATTGCCTTAAGTATACCATTAGGTATTGTGTTATAGTGCAATAACATTAAGTCAAGATTTTGGTTAAATCGTAAACGTATTTCATCAATTGTAGATTTACCAACAACATCATGAATCATATTAACTATGGTTTTAACCTGTTCCTCAGAGAAAAAATGGTCGATGTGGAAGTTACCTTCAATTTCACGATATTTTTCTAGGATTTGAATTGCCTGTTTTTCAGTGATTGAATAGTTTCTAATAGAACCTGTACTAGTTCTTTTAGTCCATGAAACTACTGATTGTATGTTATCACTTTTGTCTCCTTGTAGAATTTTAGAAAAGATAAAATCATCGCAATTAATCTCTTCTATTTCTACACCATTTTTAGCTATCCAATTAATAAAATCACCTTTAAGCTGGTTATTAAGAACATCAGCAGAACCCATGTTAAATAATAAGTCATCATTTGATATTTCTACCTCATTAGGTTTGTTAATAAGATTTTCGAAACCTTCAAATGCTAACAGCCTACGTTTAGAATTGTAGTACCATAAAGTATATGCATCAGTTGCTTCATTATAGTTAACTAATTGAATAAGGTCACGGTCACCAGTCCAAACAATACAATTTTTACCTTCATTGTTTAATTGGGTCGACCATCCGAATAAAATATCATCAGCTTCTGCGCCAGGAACTTTATGTATAATAACGCCTTGTTTTGCAAGAATATCTTGGAACTCTGTATAAACATTAAATACATTTTCCCAGTTAACTGAACTATCAGCAACTCGGGTACCTTTATATTCTGCTGCTGGGAATAGGTCTTTACGCCAAGATTTTGAATCAACTGCAACTACAATTTGATCGACAAATGGAGTCATTTTTCGGACCTCTGATGCAAAGTCAATACATAGTTTTCTCATGAATTGTTCTTGTCCATCTCTGTCT